ATGTTCGATGCTTTGCTTGCGCGGGTCAAAGCGGAGAAGTTCCCAGGTCCCAACAACCGCACCGACAGCCGCGATGAGCGAATCCAGCGGCTGCTCCAGGAGGCCTACCAGGCCGCGGCCGCCGATCGCCGAGCTCATCCGAGGAAGCTCCAGCAACGGATCGATGGCCTGCGGGCGCTCTGTGGCTCCCTGAATGGCTGACCGCTCGATCGAGCTGATCGAGCAGCTCGACCAGGAGCTGCGGGGCCTGGAGGACCAGCAGCTGCGCAAGCTCCGGAGGATCTTCGATGAGGCGCTGCGCCGCACCATCCGCAGCCTGATGGATCGCCTGGAGCGGATCGAGGCCCAGCCCGACTACGACCCGGCCACCACCCCCGGCGCATTCCTGGGCTCCACCCCGGATGGCCCGGTGCCGATCACCCCGCTGCAGAAAGACCAGGCCAGCCTCTACCTGCAGGGCCAGCTGGCCCAGGACTTGCAGGCGATCATCAACCGCTTCCCGGCCGATCGGGCAGCCAATGCAGCCCTGAACCGTGAGCTGACGGAGCTCTACAACCGGGCCCAAGATCTGGGGACTGAGTACGCCCTTGAGCTGTCGCGGGACATGCTCCCACCGGCCGCCGTGCTCAGCAGCCGCCACCCGTCGCTGCAGGATCCCCAGCTGCCACCGGCGGCACCACCGGCCCCCACCGATGCGCCGGCCCCGGGCAGCCCCTACCAGGAGGGGCAGTCCTTCACCAGGCTCCTGAACCTGGGGGCCGTCATCGCAGCCTCGGAGCGGGACTTCAAGACCCTCAGCGCCAACTACCGCCGCCAGCGCAACGCCGCCACCTCCGATCGGGTCTGGGCATCGAAGGACTATTTCTTCCGCTGGTGGCGCGACTGGGGCGATGCCGTGCAGTTCGAGACCGCCACTCAGATGGCCACCGGCGTCGACAGCCGCGCCCTGGCCCGCACCCTCAAGGCCCGACTGCCCCACATCAACGACGCCTTCAGGAACCGGGCCGAGACCGTGGCCCGCACCGAAACCCACATCGCCGCCGGCGAGGCCAGGGAGCGCACCTTCCGCCGGATCGGGGTCGGCTTTGTGCGGTACGTGGCCACCGCCGACGATCGGGTCTGCGAGTTCTGCGCGCCCCGGATGGGCTGCCTCTATTACGCCGGCAGCGTGAAGACCCCCATCCATCCCCGATGCCGGTGCAGTCTCTCCCCGATCACCCTGGAGGCGCTGGTGATCCAGAACCAGCTGGCGGCCAACCGCCGCGAGCGCTGGGAGGATCAGCAGCAGGCCCTGGCCGCGGCGACCCGCAAGAAGTACGACGAGGCCAGCAGCAGGCCCTGGCGGCCGATCGGCGGCACCGGTGAGCCCCGGGGCCCGCGGGACTACCCCCTGATGGAACGCACCGCCCTGCCGGCCACCACCCCCCGGCCCAAAACTGAGAACAACCCAGCCAACGGTGGCGCCAGGCCTTGGCCATCAGGGGATCCGGTCTGGACACCCTCCCGGGGCTGGATCAATGCAGCCGCTCGCGAGGCCTACGAGGCCATGGTCATTGAGGTGGCGGAGCTGGAGGTGTGATCAGTCCTGATCGTCTGGATCGTGGTCGTAGCCCCATGCCTCGGCAGTAGCTTGATCGGAGAACGGGCCGGCATGGGCGAGAAGAGTCCCAGCAGTGAACGTACGTGCACGGCCTCCGGCGAAAACCATGGCATGGGTACTGGTGCCGTCTTCTTCGTAGCTCAACAAGACGGCGAACCAGCCGGCGCCTGCTGGCGGATCTGTGCTCCAGGTCCAACCATCGATCAATGGGGAGCTAGACGCGAAGCCTTCTGTGATCGCAGTGATCTTGCTGAAATCCGTCATGTCTCAGCCGCCTTGCGCTTGCATGGGAGTGATAACACTAAAAGTGAAGGAATCGTCTTCCTGCTGCGTGATCTCCAGCCAGGCGGCTTCTTGGTTCAGCCGGTCGAACAGCTCCTGAATTGCATCAGGCACTGAGCCGTCAGATCGCAGGTGAATGTGCAGGCAGCGGCTCGTTTCAGCAAGCTGCACAAAGTTATGCCCAGGCATGTTCAACTCGGCGAACTCTTTCCTCAGGTGGCTGTAGCCCCTGAACCGGGCAGTGGCTGATTCGTCCATGGGGAGCGTGCGTTAGGGAAGCTCTGGGCAACAAGGTCGTGAAACGCAGTTTGCGCTCCGATTTGTTCCTAATGAACGTTCTTGGTGCAGATTGAGGAAGAGTTGGCCTGATTCTACTGATTTTTGGCGAATTTACCCTCCTATTTAGGCCTATCTGGCTCCCAATGGGCACACCAATCCCTTTTTCATGTCCTGCATAGCAGCTGATGCCTGGCCATGAATAGGTTCGTAAGGGCAGACAACACATTCACCTTGCAGCGATTCTTCAACATGCCGCGTAACCGGGTCTTCTGGAAGCCGAATTGACGCTTGATCACGCGAAACGGGTGTTCAACTTTGGCGCGGATGTGAGCCTTGGCTGTCTCGATCAGCTCATCCACCCTCCCCTCGGGCGTGTCTGGCAGCACTCGCCGCTTCCCGGGTCGCATGGCAACCCGAAAGCCGATGCCCTTGCCTTCCATCTCGTCGCGCTTCTCAATCCCTTGGTAGCCGGCGTCGGCATAGACCACCGTCTCCTCGCCGTGAAGCAGATCAGCCGCTGGCGTTAGGTCGTGCACATTGGCGGCAGTGGTTTCCACCGAGTGGATCAGCCCGGTGTCCTTGTCCACGCCGATGTGGACTTTCATGCCGAAATACCACTGGTTTCCCTTCTTGGTCTGATGCATCTCGGGATCCCTCTCCTTCTTCTCGTTCTTGGTCGAGCTAGGAGCCGCGATCAAGGTTGCATCGATGATGGTGCCCTGCTTCATGGCCATGCCGTTCGCCTTGAGGTGCGCTTTTACTACCTCAAAGATCTGATCGCCCAGATCGTGCTTCTCCAACAGGTGCCGGAACGCCAGGATCGTGGTCTCATCAGGGATCCGGTCAGTGATCAGTGCGATGCCAGCGAATCGGCGCATCGTCGGCACCTCGATTAATGCATCCTCCATGGCTGGATCGCTGAGGTCATACCACTGCTGCAGCAGATGAATCCGCAGCATGGTTTCCAACGGATAAGGCGGGCGACCACCCTTGCTCGTCGCCTTGGGGTAGTGGGGCTCGATCAGGTCGATCAGCGCCTTCCATGGCACAACGACCTCCATCTCCGCAAGGAAGCGCTCGCGTCTGGTGCGTTTTTTTGCAGTGGTCTGCTCGTAATCTCCGAAGCCAAGCTGCTTGCTGCCCATCAACCCAGTCCATACCTGCAATCACAGGCCAATTTTCGCGCAGGTGGGCTGGGTTTTCCAGTGTCTCCTTAGGGAAGAGTGCCGGATATTCAGCGATGCGGCGGTTTCTTTATCTCTTTCAGAGATGAGTCGAAGATGTAAGGGCTGTCGATCTTCCCAGCCTCGACGGCGGCGGCAGCGTATGCCCGGCCAAACTCAGCAAAAGCGTATTTGGCCTGCTTCATTGTCGCCAGGACTTGGTTCATCTGCTTGCCAACCGACCGAACAACTTCGGCGTAGCGCCGGATGCGTGCAGAGAACAGCTCCTCAGGCTTCGCAGGCCAGAGCTTGTCCCACTGCATCTGGCCCCAGATGGTGCCGCCTCTGAAGGGGGCAGTGTTGACCCAGTGGATGCGACCGATCCGGCCTCCGGTGCTGGTGAAGGAAAAGAAGGTGACCATGGGGAGCGTGCGATGGGGGAGGGGTGCCGTGGTGGTGCTCAGGCAGCGAGGGTCTTGCGGACCTGGTAGCGGGTGAGCCCCAGTGTGCCTGCAATCTCGCGCTGGCTTAGCCCCTGAGCGGCGAGACGCCGGACCGAAGGCGGGGCGACGTTGGCGGGGGTGGTGACCGAAGCGGCATCTGGGGCCGGCATAAGTTCGGCGCCGTTAGTGGTAGCAACGGGTTTCGGCCCCACGGGGGTGATGACCATTTCCGTGGCGCCAGGAAATTGGTCTGGAGCTGAACTTGTAAGCAAGGCTTTCAAGTTGCCCCCGGACAACCCCAGCGTGGCCAGGCCGTGGAGCTGGTGCTCCTGGGCCCAGGCCACCAGCTGATGCCAGCGCTCGCCGGCCATAAAACCCAGCGTGTAGATCAGGGCCACCACCGCCCCCAGGCGGCGGGCAGCGGCATGGAGCGTCGGCCCCCAGTCGGAGGAGAGCCCCCGGGTGATGGTCTTCAGATCGGGAACGGTGATGCAGATCGTGATCACGGGTCTGTCCTGTGACGATCCCGGCGGCTGCTCAGAGCCTGCGCGGGGTGGGTTGTAAGGCGGTTTCAGCAGGGCCACTCAGGGCTCTTCTGCTGACCCTGAAAACGTACCACGTTTTGCAGTGCGATGGGCACGGCTCAGGACAGGCACGGATTATGCACCAGCCCCCAGACCCCTTGCTATCACTGGCTTGGCACTACGACATCCGCGAGATTGACGAGGATTTGTATCTTGCAGTTCTGGCCTATCGTCGCAGTCAAAACGCAGCCACTGACAGCGATCTGAGCGGCACGGCGCCACGGCCTTAGGTGACAGGAAGGGACAGCAAGGGACTAGAAAGGCGTACGTTATGCACGGGCCGTGCATCGGTCGCAGGTCTGCTCCCCGTCCGTTTCGTATTCGCCGCCCATGGCCTCGATCACTGCCCAAAAGGGCCGGCTCTACCTGCTGGCCAGCCTGCCGCGGCGCGACGGGGCTCCAGGGCTGCAGCAGACCCGCATCGCCCTGCGGCTGGACGACACGCCGATCAACCGCCGGGCCGCCGCGAAGCAGCTCAAGACCCTGGAGCAGCAGTTGGAGAGCGGCACCTTTGAATGGGCCTACTGGCTGGACGAGGCATCAGGGACGATCACGTGGCGCGAGGCCATTGCCAGGCTCTACCGGGCTCGGGTGGTGCTCGGCCGCACGGGGCAAAGCACGTGGGAGATCAACTATTTGGGGCGACTGCGGCAGATCCAGCCAGCCAGCGCCTGCACCACCGCCAGCATGGCCAAGGCTCTGGAGCGCTACGACCGCAGCACGTGCAGCTACAAGGAGCTGTTCTACCTTCTGCGGCATCTGGCCAGGTTGGTGGCGGTGCCGTTCCCGGAGGTGCCGTTGCCCACCTACAACCAGGCCCAGTTGGTGGCGGTGCCCACCGACGAGCAGATCATTGCGTGGGTGGAGGGGGCGCCCGATCCCGTGCGGTGGTACTGGGGGATGATGGCTTGCTACGGCCTGCGGCCTCATGAGATTGAGGGGGCGGCGCTGATCGATCGGAATCTCTGCCAGGTGGCGGATGGCACCAAGACCGGGTTCCGCACGGTGGTGCCGCTGCCCCGTGAGTGGGTAGAGCGGTTCGGGTTGCGGGATCGGCGGTTGCGGTTGCGCCTAGAGGGAAGCGCCGATCGGCCGGATGCGGTCAGCAAGTGGTTGCACAAGGAGCTTCGCCGGCAGGGGTTGCCGTGGCGGCCTTACTCCCTGCGCCACGCCTACGGCGGGAGGCTATGGCGAGAGGGCGGCAGCAGGCTTGACATCTACACCGCTGCTCGCCTGATGGGTCACACCCCAGGCCAGCACTCCCGGACCTACCGCGCTCACATTCAGCCGCACCAGGTGGCAGAGGCGGCGGAGAGGGCGTTAGGGGGAGGCTGAGGGCTGCCCCGTCCCCGGCGCCACCGCCGCAACATTCACCCGCACGCAGCGCCTGCTGCTACCCACGGGCGCCAGGTCGATCAGCTCCCGGCCCCAGCGCCAGCGGGATTTGCGGTTGGCGTCGGCCTCGTGGATGAGCCTTTTGATATGGCGATCGGAAACCCCGAGGGCCTCGGCAGCTTCCGCAACGGTCAGCAGCACGCGAGCGGCGGCCATCAGCAACGATCCTCCGGGTCACACTGCTGCTGCTCCCTCTTTGCCAACCGTTCCGGCAGCGGCGGCAGCGGACCGGCCATGCCGTCCAGGGTGGCCCAGAGGTAGACGCCTTCCACCACCTGGCTGTCGTGGCCCTGAAGGTTCCAACGCACCAGGCGCCTGACGGCCTCCCTGGCTGTAGCCATAGCGCTCCGCAGCCGCTCGTCCTCCTGCCGCAGCTCGCGCACGCATTCGGGACACCCCCAGGCGTTGGTTGGTTGCTGGCCGTGGGTGGGGCAGTTCTGAAGACGGAGGCGGGCAGCTTCGGCGCGCCCTGCATTTCTCCAATAAACGGCCAAAAGCCTATTCGCTGCGTTCAATTCGTCTTCCAGCCGACGGATCGTGCGCCACGGGGTCAGCAGGCGGGCGAAGGCGCGGAGGTTGCCGTTGCTCATAGCTGCACCCCCGGAACATCAAAAAAGCCGAGCTGACCCTTGAAGGGAATAAACTCCAGCGGCTTTGGATCCTGCAGGACAAACCCATAAGGGCCTTGAAACCATGGCGAATCAGACTGGTAAACGCAATCCACAAGATTTACGCTGCCAATGATGCCGCCGCGAGGCAGGTGGGTTGGCTCAAGATCATCAAGTCTGACTGGGTCAAGGATGCAAGTCGCAAAACTGGCAAAAGCCCTAGCCTTTATGTATTCCCTTTTTGTCATACCTTTAGCCGCATGGATCAAGATCCGCCCTCGCACTTTTGCCTCCCATGTGCGGTTTTCAATGTTCTTGCCAGCCAGCAGGATCAAGCTGGCCCATGGCTGGCGGATGGATAGGGCGAGGGTCATGGCTGCGTCCGGCCTTGATTGACGGCGCGGATCAGCTGCTCAGGGCATTGCCTGACGGTTTCGGCCACCATCAGCTGCTGAAACGACGGGTCGCGCATCTCTGAGGACCAGAGATAGACGTTGTCGGCAATGCCCACGCGCACGGCTGCCTGAATGTTCAGGTCGGCGCCTAGGGCCCGGCAGATCGAACCGGCCGCGGCCCAGGCCGCAGTGCCCACGCCGGCATGGGCTGGCGCCGCATGGCAGGCGCCGAGCGTCAGCAGGGCGGTGGTGATCGCAAAGCGGGAAAACGATGTCATTGATCCGGGTCGGCTCAGTCCGGGGACGATCGGATCATACCCCCACAGCCGAACTGATGTATTGTTGTTGCGCACTCACAACGTAGCGATCTCAACATGCCCACACTCCTTCTCCCCGTTCTGCCAAAGCCCGCCTCTCGACCCCCTGCGCGGGTTCTACATCCCCAGTTCCGGGCCCGCCGCCCCCAACGATCAGCCCCTGCCCCTTGCTGCAATGCCGGCCTGATTGCCATCTGCCTATCTGGTGTGGCCCTGGTCGCGGCGCTGGTGGCTTTCTCGATCGTGCGGGACATGGCGGCGTTTAATGGGCCTGCACAGCCCATGGCCGCTCCGCTTCGCCCGTGAGCTGCGGCCCCCATGGCAAGGCCCTGCATTGGCATTGCCAACCAGGGCCATGCCTACCATGAGGGCGATCCACCGTCGCCATCCATGAACCGTAACGAATGCGCCTACGCCGCCCAGCATTTCCTGGCCTTCCTGAAGCAGGTCGGCCCGATCGAAGCGGCATGGGTCATGAACACGGTTCTCGAGCCCCTCATGGAGCGGCCTCCAGAGCATGACCACGTGGCCGTGGCGGAGAAGGCCCTTGAAGAGGCGCTGACTGAGTTTGATGAGCTGGCCCAGGTTGCCAGCAGCGAGCCAGCAGACGGTGGTGGAGAAGCGCTGCTGGCTGAAGGACTCACACCAGAGCCCACCGCCAAGAAATCCGGCAAGGCCAGCTGATTGTGAGGCCTAGCCTGACGCCAGCTGCCCGCCAGCCGTGACACAGCCGCAAATCCTCACGCTCAGCGCGGTCTACGAAGGCACGACGTGGGAAGGAATTAACTCGGTAACGCTGGAGCAGCCGGTCGGGACCCCGCTGAACCTGACCAATGCGCAGCTGCGCATGATCTACCGGCGAGTCGGTGAGAACCTGGAGAGGTTGAATCTTGTTGTTGGCGCTGGGATTCAGCTCACCAATGCGGTCGGTGGCGTCTTTCGAGTTCTCCCGCAAATCCTGCCATTGACGGCAGGAAGTTATTACTGGGAGATCATCCTCACGCAAGCCAGCGGAACGATCATCCCGCTTTTCGCTGGCACACAGGAAATCACCAGGCTTGGGAGGGCGTCGTAACAGTGGATATTTCGGCAGTTGTTGTACTGGACGAAACCACCCTCCAGGCCACGGTGAACCCACCGCCTGGGGGAGGAAATGGCGAAGGTGGCGCATCCCTGAGCGATGCCACTCCCCAGGCCCTGGGCCCTGCAGCCGCTGGCACCGCTTCGACAGGCAGCCGCAGCGACCACCGCCACGCCATGCCCACGGCTGCCCAAGTTGGCGCGGACGCCACCGGGACAGCCGCGGCGGCAGTGGCGGCCCACGCCGCCGCGGCGGACCCCCACCCCAGCTACACCACCGGAGCAGAGGCAGCGGCAGCGGCCCCGGTGCAGTCGGTGTCGTTGTCAGCACCCAGCGGCTGGAGCACCAGCACCACCAACACGGGCGGCAACGTCACCCTGACACTGGACCTGCCCACGGGATTCAGCCTGCCAAGCAACACCAGCCAGGGCAACTGGAACACCGCCTACGCGGAGCGGACTCGATGGGACGGTGGCAGCACGGGGCTGAACCCCGCCACCGGCCGCACAAGCCTGGGCCTGGGATCTGCGGCCACAACCGCCGCATCCGCCTACGCCACGGCAGCCCAGGGGGCCAAGGCCGACACGGCTGTTCAGCCTGCCACGCTCACCTCTGGGCTGGCGGCCAAGGCCGACCTAGTGGACAGCGTGGTGCCCACCAGCCAGATCCCCGCCATCGCCCTGGTGCAATACCTGGGCTCGGTGGCCAATCAGTCCGCAATGCTCGCCCTGAGGGGGCAGGGAGGCGACTGGTGCATCAGAACCGATGGCCAGGCCAGTGAGTGGGTGATTGTCGCTAACGACGGCGCTTCACTGGCCGATTGGGTACAGCTGCCGACGTCAGCGGCTGGCGTCAGCTCGATCAACGGGCAGACCGGCGTTGTCACGCTGGGAACAGGCGACCTTGCCGAGAGCGGCGGCAACCTGTTCTTCACTGCCGTCCGAGCGATCGGCGCGGCTCTGGCCGGATTCACCGCAGGGGCCGGGACCGTTGCGGCGACCGATTCAATCCTCCAGGCCTTGCAGAAGGTGGTCGGCAACATTGCTGAAAGAGCACTGGCGGGCGTCATCACCGGCTCTGGCCTCACGATCGGCACTGGAAAGATTGCTGGCCGATTTACGGCTGGGACCGGGGCCATTGAGGAGCTAACGCCAACTGGTGGGCTTTCAATCCAAAGCGGCAACCTTGTAATGACCGAGGGCATAGTCCTCACCATTTCAAACAAGGGAGAAACTGCGGCTCCTGCTAATAACTACGAAGAGAAAGCCGTAGATCGGGCTTGCACAGTGGTAGCTGTAACTTTTGAATTAAACCCGACAACTGTATCAACCAGCGGCAGCAGCCAGGTGATGCTGTTTGCCCGCCGCAGTGGGACAAGGACCAACCTTTTGAGCGCCAACGCATCCCTGCCCGTGACCACTGGCATTTTTACAAATGTCAGTGGCACCCTCACGGGCACCCTGACCCTTGCGGCCGGGGATTCCATAGGGGCCGACCTAATCCAGGTCGGCACGGGGGCCACCGGCCTAAAACTCACTGTTTTCGTTCGTTACTCCTAAACACCATGACCCCCCTGACCCCCACAGCAATAAACCCCATCACTGGAATTGAGTATTACACCTCAGGACCATTAGATGGCAAAAGCGTTGCTTTGTTTGTTAATGTAAGCAACGGCAATATTAACAACCCAAGCGGTGACCGCTGGCCCACCGGCAACGGTGGCGTTCACGACTTCAGCGAAGAATTCTACGAATATGTGCCGTTCCAGGGAGCGCCTTTTGACACCGAGCTTAGGTTTGTTGATTCCGAAAACAGTGGCCGTTTTCTAAAGCCAGCCGTACCCAAGCCACCAACCGGCCACCCTCAGGGGACATACGAGGAGACCCGCTTGCTCAAGCGGCGCAGTAAAGCCGAGCTGAAAACTTTGGCTAGGGGGTACTGGGAATCTAGTAACCGTGCGCTTTGGCCGCAAGAGCTTGGGTATAATGAAAAATTGGCTTGGGCTGAAAAACAGATAGCGGCACAAAACAATTTACCTGAATTTACAGTTCTTGTGGAACGCCACGAAAAACTTTTGGCTGCTTCGTTTCATAACGATAAAAGACTAGCTGTAATCTACGCTGCGATTGAAGAGGCTGGGGAAACCGGCAATATTGACGATTGGCCGTTTAGCAAAATGCAGGACGACAGCGAAGGTGCTACGGGCTGGGTCAATGGAATTGAGGAGTAATGAACTGCGCCTTCCGCCGCCATGGATTTCCTCTGCGGCTGGCCCGCCAGATGGGAGGGTGCAAAAAGTGATTCACTCTTCTAGGCGGCGGGCGCCAACTCTATGGACCCTCGCGAACACCTCCACTGAGCTGCTGCTGCTGCCGAACGAGGCAGGCACTGTCACAACTACATCGGGAGCGGTAAGTCAGATACAGGACGCCAAGGGAAACGGCCTGGTATTTAACGGCGCCGCCGGAAGTCGGCCCACTATTACGGCGAACGCGCTAAATGGCAAGGCCAGCCTTACTTTTAGCGGCTCAGAATGGCTTACCTTTGCAGGCTTAGCATCAGTATTCAATTTTCTTCACATAGCCGCCGGGGCCGGTGCAACGGTTATCGCCGTGTGGGAAGCTGGAACCAGCAGCGACCCTAACGCAATCTATGGCTTATGCGGAAACAGTGGCATACTCACCACAAGTCACGGTTTTGGCATGTTTTATGACGACAGGTTTAATGTCTCCAGAAACAATACATTCACTGCCCAAATCGTTCGCGGTGTCCCTGCCCAGCCTACAGCGCAAAACATATCAGGGAACGGTGCGCACTCAGCGAATACACCTGTAATAGTTGCGCATACATTTAACCCAGCCGCAGCGCTTCCAGCAAATAGGTCAATACTCCGCGTCAACGGCATAGAAATTAAAAACAATACATTCACAAACCTTGCCTCTACGGCAAATGCTACCCACTTATTGCAAGTCGGGGCGACCGGCGGCAATGCATTCCCGCTTGTTGGCAAGGTATTTATGCTTGGCATCCTGTCGCCTGGCACTACCCAGGACACCATCCTGCAGGCAGAGGGCTACGTCGCCGGCCCGGTCGCCGGATGGAACCTACAAAACCTCCTCCCCGCAGGGCATCCCTACAAATCCGACGCACCAACGGTGTGACCCCAACGGTGTGACCCCGGCGGCCGGGCCTCCCTATCACCATGCCCATACTTGACTCAGAACGCTGCAGGCCCTGTGGATCGACGAACTGAAATGGTGCGGCTGGCCACTGAGCTGCTGAGTGAACAGATCCGCCCGGTGCGGATCGTGGCGATTTCCGATGCCGGCGGTGAGCCCCAAGGCGAGTTCATATCGAACCAGACGCGCTTCACCTTCAAGTTCACCAAGGGCGGAATGGTGACCTACAAGCCCAAGGGCCAGGGCGGCGGCGGCCGGGAGGACAGCACTCTCCAGGCCCGGATCGAGCGCATGAAAGCCCGCCTGGGGGCATCGTGATGAACTGGATCGAGGGCCTGCTGGATCACCTCGCCACGAAGCTGGCGCTCAAGGTCCGCGCCCAGCTGGATGGTGCGATCGATGCCGCGCTGGATCGGGCGGAAGACCGGATCGACACGGCCTTTGAGGGGCTGGAGGAGCGGCTGCATGCAGCGGCCACCAAGCGCATCGCAGACCTGAAGGTGACGCTGGGGCCGGTCCTCCAGTTGCAGCAGCAGATCGAGCCTCTGGAGGCGGCGGTGAAGCCTGCCCTGGCTCTGCAGCAGCAGATCGAGGCCATCAGCCCGGAGCGGCTGCAGGCTGCCGCCGAAGCCGCCGGAATGATCCCAGCCAAAGAAATGAAGGCCCAGAACGCCTTTGCAGCCTCATCCGCGAGTGATGCCGCAAGGGACCACCTGCGCAGCCGCTTGACGCCGCCCCGGCCGTGGAAGGAGATCCCTGATCGATGAGTCGCCACCAGTCCCTGCTGGATCGCCTCTCGGCCATCGAGGCCCAGCTTGTCTCGACAAACCGGCAGGCCCTGCCCCGGCAGCCCATGGCCCTGCGGCATGACGCTGGCGATCGGGTCTCCCCGGTGCTGCAGGAGGTACTGGCCGAAGTGCTCCCCGGCGCCCTGGTGCTCGACTGGCGGCAGGAGGGTGCTGCCCATGCCGGGCGGATGGCCGCCGATGGCCTGGTCTACCGGTTCCGTATCGATGCCGAAGGCGTCGGCTATCGCCCCGCTTGGGAGGGGGTGCTGCAGCGTGGCTGGGAGCTGCGATCGGATTCGTTCCTGCAACTGCGGGCCCCCGGCTCCCGGATGGACTTCCGCCGCACCCGGGCCGGCAGTGGCCAGAAGCGGAAATGCGCGACGGGCTACGGCTGCGGCAACGCCTGCATCTCCCTCCAGAAGGAGTGCCGGATCGCCCCCCGTTCAGCGCTCGGCAAGGGCCGCCTGCGGCGCCTCCAGCAGCTGGCTGCCGCCGGCGACCAGTCGGCCAGGGCCACTGCCAGCCAGGTGCAGGCCTCCCGCGGGGCGGCCGCAGCGGCCCTGCAGAAGGACCGCACCACCCAACGGGTGCAGAAGCTGCTCGAGCGGCCGGAGATTGCCGAGTTCCTGCGCACCGGCAAGCTCCCATCCGGGGCCAACAGCTCCACCGAGCCCGGGACCGTCCGGGAGATGAAGCCAGGGGAGATCGGCTTCGATCCCTCCCGGTTCCAGTACAAGCTCAACGCCACCGCCACCACCGGCGAGGTGGGCAGCCTGTCGGGGGTGCGCAAGTGGGACGCCAACCTCTCCGGCGTGATGGCTGTCTGGAAGGACCCAGGCGACGGCAAGGTCTACGTGATCAATGGCCATAACAGGCTGGCCCTGGCCAACCGCCTGGGGGCGGAGGCCGTCACCGTGCGGTTCCTGAACGCCGCCACCGCCACCGAGGCCCGGGCGATCGGGGCCCTGCAGAACATCGCCGAGGGGGCTGGCAGCCCAATGGATGCGGCCAAGTTCTTCCGCGACACCGGCATCAAGAGCCAGCAGGACGTGGAGGCCCGGGGCCTGCCCCTGGGCAGCGGCCAGGCCTCCAAGGGGCTGAGCCTCAGCAAGTTGCCTGGCGACGTCTTCAACGCCGTGGTGCGGGGTGACCTGACCGTAAACCGCGGGGCGATCATCGGCGGCAGTGGCCTCGATGACACCAAGCAGCGGGAGGTGTTCAAGATGATCGGCTCCCGTAAGGCCATCACCGATCAGACCCTGCAGGAGCTGGTGGAGCATGCCGCTGCCAGCGTGCAACGCACTCAGACCACGATGAGCCTGTTCGGCGAGACCGAGGAGGCCAAGGACAACCTGCTTACCCGGGCCAAGCTGTCCGCCGGTCTGAAGGCCAAGATCGCCCGGGAGAAGCGCCTCTTCTCCACCGTCAGCAAGGCCAAGGCCGCCAGCAGCCTGACCGAGAAGGGCGGGAACGTGATCAACCAGGAGCAGAGCGCCAAGGTGGCCGGCGAGGCCAGCGAGGCCCTGGGGGTGTTCGAGCGGCTGAAGAGCTCCTCTGGCCCGATCAGCTCCGCCCTAAACCGTGCCGCCGATCGGGTCGAGGCTGGCGAGGCCGAGGCCACGGTGCGGAAGGAGCTGGAGCAGGATGTCTTCAAGGCGGTGCAGGCAGAGCTGGAGGCGGTGGGACTGCGCAAGCGGCCCTGGGCCGACAGCCTGCAGGAGCGGATCGATGCCCTTAAACGGAAATGCAGCACCGGCTATGGGTGCGGGTCGGCATGCATCTCCCTGCGGAAGGAATGCCGCAGCCAGCCCCAGTCGGCCATGGGGAAGGAGCGAATGCGCAAGCTGCTGGCCCTGGCGGCCGGCGGCACCAGCGGCCAGCGGGGCATCGCCCCAGTGCGGGCCCAGGAGGCCGCCGGCCTGGCCGCCGGGATTGAGCAGCAGCGAGGGGCCAAGGCCGGCCAGCTGCGCGGTGCTCGCCAGCAGGCCGCGGCGAAAGCGGCTGCAGCCAAGCCTGCTGAGCCTGGTCAAGAGGCTGTTAAGCTCCGCAGCGAAACGAAGGGGAGGAGTGCAAATATGGCATTGGCCCCGTCTTACAGACGCGTTGCATTAACAAAAGAGTCGATTCAGGGCAGGCTGACACGTCGGTCCAAGCGAGAACGTGAACTCTCTAGCCTTACCGAAACGCAAAAGGTCGCGGCCAAAAAAGTGAGCCATCGCAGGCAAACCTTTTTAACTTTTGTGTCAGGGCTGGCAATAAAGCATGGGGCCAAACACAAGGCGACCCAAGAAGAAAAAGATATGGCGTGGAAGAGTGCGTTCCTTTCAAGGCCGATTTACAGCACGCGGCAGAAAATAACTCCTGACTTTGGCGCGAAGACGCTTGAGGCGCGGGGAATTAGATACAACTATTGACGCATTCAGTCATTTCGACGGGTTGCGGGAACTTCTTTTGCGAGCGGCATCTGCGTCTTTGCCTGCAGGCGTTTTCCTTCCGCATCTAGAGCAAAGAGGCAAAAAGACCTGCCCCCAGACTTTGCGGCCGCATTGTGGGCACACTGGGCAAGGCGGTGCGTCGCCAGAAAGGCGCGCACGATGCCTCTTCACCCGCTCCCCAGAAGGATCAGGCATCGAGATCCACCAGCAAGAGCCATGCAGCGATGGTCGGGTCGTAGCGAGGATCAGTCGGCACAGTAATCATCTGGCAGTTCGTCAAGAACTATGTAGGCATAAGCGGACCTGCGGCTACCGCAAGTGGCGGCGTGCAACTCATCTAGAGCTTGTCTAGTGGACGGGATTCCAGCGTACTCGGCGATTGCAATGTCACGGTGCCGCTCAACCATGGCCATTCGCTCAATAAACTGCATGTAGTCCATGCCTGGGTTGTCTTCCGTCTCGCGCAAGCGAATAAACTCTTGCTCGAAAGGTGCAACCACTTCTTTGTAGCCTTCCATGAAGGCAAGATATTTTGTGTGCGTTACAGGCATGGCTGAAGTGGGGAGCAAGGGTTGACACTCCCGGACTGCTGGGAGCGGATCGGCCCGGTTTTACGCCTATGGCCGGCTGGCGGTGCGGGTCTCCCCCGCGCTCCCGAATCGTAACGTCTGGCGGACGCGGAAACGCGGCCCATGTGTGTCAGTTGATCACCCGTAACAAGTGGCGGAATCTCTAGCCTGTTCCTGATGCCCCGATCCACGACTATGCCCACCCCCGCCACCCCCCAGGCCCCCCGCAGCGATGGCGAGGCCATCGACTGGGCCAACGTGGCTGTGGAGACCACCGTGATGCTGCGCCTGCAGGAGGCCCCACCGGTGGCCGCGGCACGGGGCAAGCGGCCAAAGGCCAGCTGATTAGAGCCCCAGCAGCAGGGCCGGATCAATTGCCAGCAGCAGGCAGATCGATCGCAGCTGGCCAGGGTTCGGATCACGCTCGCCTGAGCACCAGCGGCTGACGGCGCTGCGGTGCACCTCCAACTGCTCCGCCAGCTGCTGCTGGCTGACGCCCCGCTGTTGCAAGATCACGCCCAAACGTGCACCCAACAGCCGGCGAACCATCGCGTCAGGCAGGAGTGTTGCCATGGTGCGTTTATGGCATCAACCCCATAAGCATAAAGCTGGCGGCTTCATCTTTCTGGTAGCTCCTGCTATCTGCCGGTGCAGTTTCGTTTCGATCGCTCCAGCATTACGGGCAACTGGGTGGAGACCCCCGAGGGATTCCTGCGCATTCGCGCCACCTTTGCCCGCACCGGTTGCCAGACCTACAGCAACCCGGATGGCTCGCAGCGTGTCGAGTACCGCCCCGAGTCGGAGGTGGCCCGCCAGGACAGCTTCCTGTCCCTGGGCGGCCTGCCGGTGACCCTGGAGCACCCGCCCCAGCTGCTCACCCCGGACACGGCCCGGCAGTACCAGCGGGGCGCTTCCGGCACCCACGTGGTCTACGACAACGGGTTTGTCCACGGCACTGTCGTGCTCACCGACCGTGAGGCGATCGAGGCCGTCAAGCGTGGCGACGCCACCGAGCTGTCGGTCGGCTACCGCTGCGAGTACGACGCCACCCCCGGTGTCGCCCCGGACGGCACCCGTTACGACGGCGTGCAGCGCGCCATCTCCGGCAACCACCACGCCATCACCCGCAAGGCCCGGGCCGGGTCGGAGGTGCGCCTGCACTTCGACTCCGCCGCCGGCGACGACCAGCCGATCGTCGCGGTTTCTGCCGATCTCATTCCTTCCTTTGAGGACACCTCCATGGCTACTTCCAGCCAGCCCGCCACTGATCGCACCGACATGAAGACCCCCGCCGGCGAAACCGACGCCAAGGCCAAGGCCAAGGCCAAGGAAGAGATGGACCCCGAAGCCATGGAAGGCGACGACGGCATGGCCGGCGACGACGACCAGGAGAAGGAAGACGGCTACGGCATGACCAATGCCAAGGGCAAGAAAACCCGTGGCGACTCCGCCACCCCCGGCCGGACCGTCCCCTGGGCTGTCTACAAGGCCACTGTTGACGACCTTGCCGCCGCTGAGCTGCGTTTCGACAGCCTCTCTGAGCAGCTCGCTGAGCTGGAGCAGCTGGTGGCCGAGCGCAACGACTCTGCCCCTGAGCCCGATCCTGAGCTGATCCAGAAGCTGGTGGCCGAGCGTGTCGACGTGCTGGAGAAGGCCGGTGAGCTCACCGGCAACCGTGAGCGCCATGACGGCCTCTCCAACCGCGAGGTGATGGTGCTGGCCCTGGGGGCCGCTGAGGTGCGGATCGATGGCATCGAGAGCCGCAGCGATGAGTACATCGCCGCTCGCTTCGATGCCGCGTTTGAGAGCGCCGAAAAGATCCCCTACGCCCCCAATGCCGCCAACCTGCTGGCCCGCCAGCTGCAGGGCCTCACCACCCCCCGCAGCGATAGCAGCGGCGACGGCATCGCTGCAGCTGCGGCGGAGCACCGGCAGGCGGTGGCGAATGCCTGGCAGGCCACGGCCGCCTGATCCCGTTCACACCCTCACATCCATCCCCTTGCATCAGAACCATGGCCCAGACCTTCACCAATAACCCCGGCACCGTCTTCGCCGGTGTTGGCCGCGACTACCCCATGCAGATGGGCATCGGCCGCATCGGTGAGCTCGCTGACATCAGCAACAGCACCATCATCAGCGGCAACAACGAAACGGCCGCCCGGATCCTCTTCGGCATCCCGCTCATCCGGAACGGTTCTGGCGTCCTGCCCAACTCTGTCACCCCGGCGGTGGCCGCCTCCACGATCTTTGGCTTCAGCGTCCTGACCGACGTCCATGAGGTTTCCCACCGCCAGGCAGCGACGCCGTATCAGGAGGGCATCGAGCCCAACGATGCGGTGAACGTCCTGAAGGTCGGGGCCATCTACCTCGACTGCTGGGAAACCCTCGCCCCCGGCAACGCCCTGCGCTACTTCAAGAGCGGCGTCAACGCGGGCCGCTGGGGCAAAACCGCCAGCACCGGCAACAGCCTCAACTTCTCCGCCGGTGGCTGGGAGATCGAGCGCCCGGCGGCGGCTGGTGGCCTGGCCATCGTGCGCTTCAACACCCCGGCGGCTCTGGTTGTCACCGCTGACTGATCACTCCCCCTGACCCGATCACCATCACCCCTGCCCTCCTCCCGGAGACGACCAATGAGCCACCGCCTGGACAACTACAGCGAGGGAGCGTTCCTCGCCGATCAGCTGCAGCACATCATCCCTGGTGTTCTGCGCAAGCCTTACGCCGAGATCGTCTACCCCAAGATCTGCCCCGTTTCCTTCGAGGTGGACCCCGGCGCCACGTCGATCAAGCGCACCATCTGGGATCGCACCGGCAACTTTGATTTGATTTCCGACGCTGCCGACGACCTGCCGGTGTCCGGCGTGAAGGTCGGGGAGATCGTCAACGAGACGAGAGAATTTGGTGGATCATTCCACTACACCCAGTCCGAGCTGCTATCGGCAAAAATGGCCGGCGTGGCCCTCACCAGCGAGCGAGCCGATGCGGTGCGCGACGCCTACGAGCGCCGCAACAACCTCACCTGCCTGTTCGGCCGGGCCGGCACCGGCCTGCGCGGCATGCTCAACCACCCCGCCATCGACCGTGTGGTGGTGACCGGTAACTCCTCTGATGCCTGGTTCAATGACCCCAACACCACGCCCCAGCAGATGCTCGATCTGCTCAACTTCGGGAAGACTCAGATGCGGGTCAACTCCAAGCAGGTGGAATCGCCCAACGCGGTTCTGATGGGTGAATCGGATCACCGAATCGTCTCCACCACCTGCCGCAGCTCCACCGACAACACATCAGTGCTGGAGCTGTTTATGAAGCAGAACCCCGAAATTACCAGCGTGGAGCCGATCAACGAGCTCGACCCGGCCAACTCCGGCGGCAACCTCACCGCTCGCCGGATGCTCTTCTACCGGAAGGATCCAACCAAAGGGAAGTTTCACATCCCGCTGCCCCTCACCTTCCTCCCCCCCCAGCCGAAGAACCTCAAGTTCGTCGTTCCCTCGATGAGCAAGAGCGGCGGTTTCATCCCCGAATTTCCCCTCGCGTTCCTCTACATCGAGGACGGCGGCTGATACCGGCTGATTGGCTTCATCCCCCTGCGCACCATTCCCCCATCCGCTCCCTATGACGACGACCCATCCCACCAAGCTCGCCACCAAGCCCGCCACCGAGCCCGATACCGAAGCCGCACCCACCAAACCCGCACCCCAGGAGACCATCACCGGCTCCCTGGCGGTGCCCGAGACCGCATCCGAACCTGAACAGGTCATCACCGGTTCCCTGGCGGTGGTCTTCACCCCCGAGGTGGGCGAGGCCACCCTCCAGTCCTGCCGCGGCGGCGCCATCTCCTTTGCGTTTGGGCCTCTAACCGCCCCCACCACGCTGCGCATCAACCCGGGCCTCAATGGCCCGATCGATCGCAGCCTGTGGGAGAAAGCCAAGGAACGGCCCGACACCCAGGTGCTGATGGGCCGCGGCCTGCTTCAGGAGATCGAGCTCACCGATGGCGCCACCAACGCCGACGGTGAGCTGACCCTCGGCGCCGTTCCGGTGCCGGTGGCGATCCGCCTGGTCTACGGCTGCCGGAACACCGAGCAGCTGCAGCAATGGCTACGCAAGGAAGACCGCCAGCAGCTGCGCCAGCGGCTGGCGGAGCGGATCAAAGAGATCAACGACGGCAAGCCCTGAGCACGATGGCAGTCCCCACCCTGGCTGAGTTCCTCGATCGGTTCCCCGAACTGGCTGTGCACACCCATGCCCAGCTGGAGCAGGCGCTGGCCACCGCCGGCCGCCGCTGTGATGAAACCGTGTGGGACACCCTCCACCGCGATGGTGTGGGCCTGTTCGCTGCCCACCTGATCGCCTGCCGGGTGCGTGAGGTGGGGGCCCAGGTGGGCCAGGCCGCTTCCTCCGCCGGCAGTGGCCTGGAGGCCACCTACTACGGGCAGCAGTTTGCCGAGCTGCAGTCCTGCCTCCCCCTTTGCGGCTTCGCGATCTGATGACCACCACCCCCCAGCCAGCCTCTGCCTACGGCAACCTCGCCAACGCCACCCTGGCGTTCGAGGTGGCTGGTGCGGTGCTGACGGTGGATGCCGACACCGGCAACCAGGTGGCGGCCACGGAGGTGGTCAACTACCTGGCGGCACTGCGGATCAACCGCTCCCGCTGGGAGAAGCAGGTGGGGGTGGATGAGAGCACCTTCCCCTGCACCGGCCGGCTGCTCTCCCCCGCCACCCTCGATCCACGCATCGTGAGCGGCAGCAAGGCGGTCGCGGTAATCAATGGCCGCCGGGGCCGCTTCGAGCTGCAGGAAGACCTGGGGGCTCCCGTGGGTGCCATGCCGCTGCTGCGCCAGCAGATCAACGGCACCTTCAGGGTCACCGGAGGCCGCGGCGATGAATGAGCAGCTGCTGCGCGAGGTGGTGAGCGAGGCCTGGGGGCGTTTCAGCGCCCACGTGGACTCCGAGCTGACCCGGCACATCACTGAATCGAAGTGGAACTGGCCACGTGGGGAGAGCCCCAGGGACATCGTCGACACCGGCGACCTGCGCAACAGCCAGAGAATGGTGATCGACACCCGTTCCGGGGTGATGATCACCAAGTACCGCTACGAGGGCGCCAAGCATGCCCCGGCGGTGCATGACGGCGCGGTGTTCAAGGCCACCGATGCTGAGGGCAACCCCCGCACCATGCCGGCCCGCCCATGGACCCGTGAGCTGATGAAGGACCGCCAGCGGCTGCAGAGCACCTTCAAGTTGCACTTCACCCTGTCCGCCAAGCGGAGAGGCCTCGGCGGCAACCGTGGCGGTGGGGCCCCGGCCCCGGCCGTGCCGCCGGCAGGAGGTGCATCGTGAGCCAGGCACGTTGCCAGGTGGAGTTGGGCGCCACCGTCCGCCAGGTGGCCGACGACCTGCGCGCCCTGTTCGGCCCGCTTCTCGGCGAGTACAAGCGACCCGAAGGCCCACCAATCCAGGCCTTCTGGACGGTGGGCAAGGGCCAGGTGCGCCCCAGCTACACCGCTACCGGCATCGAGGCGGTGCTCACCAACGCCCCGGAGCGCGAGCTCCTCGGCCGCGCCACCCCGGTGCTGACAACCATGCGGACCTGGACCCTCACCTTTACTCAGTTCAACACCAGCAGCGATCTGGAGGCGGTGCGGCTGCTGGCGTACCGCGCCTGGCCGACGGCCCAGCAACGTCACCAGCACCAGACTGATGACAGCTATGAGCGGCTCATCATCGAGCTGCCCGATCCGGTCCTGATCGCCTCGCTGGCCCCTTCCGGTTGATCCAGCAGCCGCCTCTGTTCATCCCTACCCGACCCCCGACATTTCAAGGACATCGACATGGCTGATTTCGCGATTGGGCAAGGCTTCGTCAAGGCACATCGCAGCATCATGCTGATGACGCCGCTTAAGGCCCCCTGCCGGTACTTCCCCACCCGGGATAGCTCCGGCTTCATCACCCGCCCCACCCTCGACCCTGGCGACTGGGCGCGGGAGATGCAGACCGTGAAGCAGGTCTCGTTCTCGATTGACAACAACGATCGGGAGTTCAGGCTGATCGGCGACGACGGTTGGAGCGACAGCGTGACGACCGGCTCCAAGGTCTCCGCCTCCTTCGACACGTTCTTCTCAAAGAGCATCGTGCAGGCGGCCACCGGCGTTTGCCCAGAGTTCCGCGGCGACTATGCCGAGGAGTTCGCCATCGTCGAAAAGTCTCGCTACGACACCGACTATGAGGTGTTTGTGGAGCTGTTCAAGGAGCTGGGCCGTGCGAACAACACCAGTGGCAACTTCATCTACGACTACGCCGCGTTCAACGCCTGCTTGCGCGGCTACAAGGAAACGACAGCGGCGGAAGACCTGATCAACGTGACGTTCAACGGCATGAGCCGCAGCCGGGCCATCTTCGGGCGCTTCGATGCCGGCGCGGCACCTCTGACCACTGGTGCTGTCCAATCGGTGATCCTCGCCACTGCCCCCTCCAGCGGCGTCCGCCGTTACGCCGTGGTTCCGGTCGACAACGGCACCGCCATCGTGGTCACCGCCAACCAAACCGTTACCTACACCTCCGACGGCACGGCGGCCCTCACCCAGTTGGCCCTGGGCGCAGCCGATGGCAGCGGCTTCCGCCTCGAGCTGGCCTCCAGTGGCGTCCGCGTCCCGGCGGTGGTCACCCTGGCCGCCAACGTGGTCACGATCAACCCGGTGGCCGACCTGGCCGCGGCGACCATCTACCGGCTGGTGGTGCGCGATGGGGCGATCACCCAGGCGGTCAACGCCTCCCTGGTGGCCGATGCCGCCGGCATCCGCCGGCCGCTGGCGGGCTTCTCCA